GTATTATAGCCAAATCATAAACTTTTATTAAATTATCCATAACAAAACTTTTCTTTAGCAAATGTATCTAACTGTTGCATTACTTCTTCAGTGTAATATTTCTCGGGATCATTATTGATAGTCTTACCAAATGTCTTTGTACCATCAGGCAACTCTATTCGTGTTGACACTGCCTTGAAGATACCAGCCTCTACTGCCAAGTCAAGTAATCCATAGTGTCTGTCTAGTCCTTTGGTGTAAGACAGACGAACATCTACCATCTGATTCTCTTTAGTCAGTCGTGACTTGTAAGTCTTACAATGAATGATGTTACCTACCACTTCTGTACCATCTTTCTCTTTCTTCTTGGAGAGATAAATGATCTGTGATGCAGCATACTTGAGTCCGGATCCTCCACCCATTTCTTTTTGTGGAAACATCGAACCCACTACATCGTAGGTATGATTCGTCAAGATCAAAGGTATACCAAGTTTACCTAACTTCAAAGTGAGAACTCTAAAGGTTGCCTTGACAATCTGGGCTCTCGTCATATCCCTGGTTTCTTTTCCCGCTTCTGTATCTTCTATCTCTTTCGTCGTAGATAGCATTCCCAAACTGTCAAGACATATCACTAATGGTTTTCTTTCTTCATCATTTTGATATGCTTCTAATACTGCTAACACTTGATAACGGAACTCTTGTACCGTTGTAACTGGCAGTATCACCATCCTTGAAGAATCTATACCCCGTTCTTCAATCATTTCTTTGGTGATAGCCGACTCACTCTCAAAGAATACAACATTGGCATCAGGATCTGTTTCCAAAAATGCCTTACATACACCTAAGACAAAAAACGTTTTGCCTGTTGCCGACTCTCCCGCAAGTGCAGTAATTTTATTTTGAGGTAGCCCACCATATAGGCTACCGGAACAAAGAGCATTAAAAATAAAGCTCCCAGTATCGACATAACCACTAACATCAGCAGTAGCAAGACCGTCTCTAACAATTGTACCATATTCATTTCCTGTTTCCTTAATTACATTCTTCAAGAAGTTTGACATCTTGTTTTTCTCCTTCACACCAACTCATAGTATACCATTCAATCCCTCTCTCCTTAAGCATCTTTGTTACTAGATCCTTTTGGGAGAGAGGAATATTAATTGTTTTATACTTCTTATTTTTATACACAGCCAAAAGCATTATTTGATTTCATATCTATCCAAATTTCTTTCAAACTCATGTAGACGTTTCCAAATACTTCTCAGCTCTGTAATCGTTGTCCAGTTGTGTAAGAATAATGCGAACCCACCATGTACCTTTTGAAAAGCATTAGATACTTGTACTAATATTCCTAACATTATTGCACCAGTAAAAAGACTCGGTCCCATAATCAGATACGGAACAATCACCATAAACTGGTCATAGGTAATCATCCATGTATCAAAATAACCATAGTGTAAATACAATCTATGATAGTTGAATTTTATACCAGTAAACAAACTCCATATAGTATCAGGCTGAGCATACTTTACCTTATCATCTTCACCTAATACTAAATCTTTTCTAAACGCTGCCTCTACCTTCTGGTTGTTATACTCAAGACCTGGTAGTTTCCAACCAACAAACCATGAGATTACTAAACCACCTAAAGATACAGCAAGTGTTACCCACACCAATGAACCAGGGATTTCACTAAAGAATGGAATTGTAACGTGCTCACTCAGTCCCCATAGTACGGGAATGAATGCTACCAATGTCATCACAGCTCTCACTACTTGTAAGCCTAATGACTCTACAATTCTAGCAAACCTATTACAGTCTTCCTGTATACGTTGGGATGCACCTTCTATCTCTTCCTGTACTGCTCTCCATCTTGGAATATAATCAAACGTAATCGCTTGACGCCATCGTAGTCCATATATTCTAGTGAACCAACCTGTAGCTACAGCCAACAGTACATAAGGGAACGCCAGTACTGCAAACGATGGCTCTCCTTCAAACCCATTTGTAATATATGATATACTAATTAGCTTATCATAAAACAATGTAATACCTTCAGCTTGATTATCTTTATATTCTGCTGCTGTTTGTAGTAAGTTGTAAAACCCACCGTACCATGTGTTTATAGCTACTGTAATCTGTACTTGTATCCATAACGAGGCTACTAACAGACCACCTCCGCCGTAAGCCCAAGGGGCCCACTTCTTGCTTTTATAAAAAGCTCTTAACATAATTTGTTGTACCTCCTACTGGAACAAACCTTCCAGAGTCGCCCTCCGTTTATGGCGAAACAAATCAAATACTTTATTTTTACCAAAGCACCATACGTTTTCTATATAAAGTTTATTCATAAACTCTACTAGTTCTTCTTTGGTTTTAAATTTATTTTTCCCTTGTGGACGTTGCATAATTCGCATACCAACTTGTCCTAAAAAATGTGGTTGTAAGTGATCAACCAAATCATCGCATGAACGATAACGTGTACCCTTAATTTTAGGATCCATAATGTTAGTCATTAGAAATCCATTCTCACTTAAAGAGTTAAAACTATTTAGTGCCACTGGTAAATAAAATTCATCACGCCATCTTTCATACTCATTAAACTTAGCCCATGATTGATCTTCTTCAAACTGACCACCTTCATTATATTTTTCTGTAGAAAAATAAGGTGGTGATGTAAAAGCACAATCTACATTCTCAATACTATCCCACGGCAAATCTTCAGCACCACATCTATATATTTGTGTGGTCTTACCTGGAGCTAATTTATCATACTCACTAATCATTTGAGAATATATATCAAACGTATATGGATTAGGATCACACCCAATATAATGTGTTGCATTTGATGCATAGAAACCAGCAAGTCTATCACCCCATCCCATAGATGTATCAAGTACTGTCTTGGCATCAGTCATATTATAAATGACTTTAGCTACTATTGGTTTAAACTGTGTTGCAATGTATGTACCTAAACGTAGGACTTCCATTACACTCTTTTCACTTAAATCTTTAGTACTGTTCACCCCTCGCCACAGACCACCTATAGATGACCATATCTGTTTGGCAGTCCCTTGTTCCCAAACTTGTGCTGGTGCCATGTAACCATACGACCCACACGCTAAACGTAAATGATTCATAAAGTAATCAGTACACCCATTATATACTGTAGGACCGTCTATAATGCCTTGTCCGCACGTTTGATACTCGTATTTGTAGTCATCATACTTTTCTATCACTTCATTTTCTAACTGTTCTTGTGGTGTAATGAAGTTGGTGTAATCTACCTTCTGTAGTTTACGAAAGGTATCCACCATATCACTGTATTGCATTTCACGAAAAGGAAACGACGGCCGTTCATTGGCAACATACTCAGCTATAGTCCATCTAAATTCTTCCTTACCATACTTCTCAGTACAGTGTCGGAACTCACCTTCATTCAAATAGAAAAAATGGTTAGCCAAATAATCATATAGTTCTTGTATCATGCAAACAAATGCTCCAATGTAGTTGCTGTTCCATAACTTCTATCTACATTCCACCCAATCTTTTCTAATATAAATGTCAAGGGCTCCACGAAACTCTTATCAAACATTATATCATAGTTTATCATATTATGCAAGTCAAATTCTTTCGGTAATGTTGTCATAAATGAAATAACATTAGACTGATATGGGTTGGGTGTTCTAATCTGAAGAAACTTTATCTTCTCACCCTCTTGTATAAGTGGATACTTATTTGTTAATTTCTCTCGTTGGAGAATATAATTATACACCAATGCCCCTTTAACGTGCATTGGAGTACCCTTTGAAAATATAGTAGATGAATTATAATACTCTTTCATATTATTACAAGACCTGGGATACGCAATACTTTCTGGAGTCAACTTCATAAAGTTCTCACGAAAAGATTGGATGAAAGTATTTAAAGTTTCTTCATCTTCATTAATAATAATCTTCAAAGCAGACCTAATCATTTCTCTACATGGTGCTGGTGTTGATGACTTAACTGCCTCTATACCCATCACCTTAATCTGTGGCTCGGCGTATCTCACCCCCTCACTATCATGCACATTAAGAATATATCTTTTCTTAGCAGTCCAGATACCTTTGTCAGCTATAACTTCTCTAGCCATTTCCATCTTCTGTTCATATGCATTTACATACTCAGCCAACTCCTCATAACACTTGGTGATGTATGGTTCAATCTTTTCTTTGGCTACCTTATCTAAAAAGTCTACAGGACTCTTGGGGCTCACCTTAGAAACCAATTCATCAAACCTAACATATATTGAATCTGTATCTGACGCTATGATATAATCTACCTCTGTAGTTTCTAAAAGTTTATTAAGATACTCATTAACTTTATTTTCTATCCATCTTATTGCTAATTGTCCTGAAGTAGTAACTGCTGTAGCCATACGTCTATCATAATATCTAAAATACTGATTACCAATTGCCCCATAAGCACTATTCAATGCTATCTTTCTAGCCATCTGAATATTATTATACTTCGATATCTCATTTAAATATCTTTTATCTTTCGTATCTTCAAATTTTTGTGTAGCTTCTAATGACCACTTTTTAAATTTCACACGATCATTATACATTGTCTCCATCATGTTCGGAAGAAATCCCTGAGCGTCAGTTCTAAATCTTGCACCATTGGGAGTTACCGTATGGCCAAAATCAGAAATAACTACCGTTTGATTTAACATTTTATCTACAGACACATCACCATTACCCTCAACTGCCAATGTTTCTGGTGAAATATTATACTGCATAATCAAATGTGGATACAAACTATTCAAATCAAAACTGACTATCCAATTATGTCTACCTTTTTGTGGCGCCTTCACATAAGCACCTTCATACATATCACCTTTCCGTTCTCTTTTCTTTTGTGGAATTACAACTTTTTCTCTCAAAAGATGATTGTAAATAATACAATCCCACATTCTTGTCTGTGCAAATACATCTGTATAATTACATTTTGAAAGATATGCTAGTGACATAATCAATTCCAAAAGTTTCAGTTTCTTTTCAAGTCGATCTACCAGCAACACATCTTGAATGTTATACTCAATAAATTTTTGAAAATCTTTTTTATATAATTCATGAAGTGTCGATACCTCAGAAAAATCAAGTTTAGTTTCTTCCAATTCTACATACGCAATGTGATCTAACCTATAAGATTCTTGATTAGTATAAGTAAATTTTTTATATGCTTCTAAATAATCAATTTCTGATACACCATATATTTCGTATGTCTGAACTTCCTTACCACCCATACCGAAAATCTTTTGTTCCTTTACGAATCCCCATGGCGAC